CGCGTCAATGTGGCGGGTCTCAAATGGTCGCCCATTTTTACTGTCTAGCCGATTGATGGCAAACGTCTGCCACGCTCTCATTTCGGTTGATACTTCATCCTCCGCCGGCGGTGCCTCCGCTGGTGGCTCAGGCATGTTCTCAACAGGGTCATAGCCTAGCATAGCCATGGCCTGCGGGAGAGGGACACCGGCCTGTACCAGCTGGAGAAGGCTGGCTGCTCTGGCACTCTCGTCAACTTGGAAAACATCCAAATTCTCAGGCGTGAATTTCACACTATATTGCCCAACGCTATCGCCAAGCATCTGCCGGTTGATTGTATCCTCGTACCAATCCAACCTCGGCCTCACCGTCATCTCCCAGAATGTGGAGAGGTCTGTTTGGCTTGTGGCATAATTGGATGCGTCACTCTCTAAAATGCTGCGCGGTATGCCCAACGCTGCGCCGATATCAAGCACCACATGCTGCTGTAACTCGGTCATGGCCATTGATTTCAATTCAGGGGTCAGGGTGTTGATTTTATAATCGCCCCGCATCAATACCATCCTCCAAGCGTTGCTCACGCCTTGTAACCTCCGCTTGAAAAATGACTCAGCCCTCTGAACCTCGCTCGCAGCGGGATTGGTATTGGTACTGATGAGCACGCTTGGCTGCGCTCCGTGTTGAAAAAAGTTATTGGCAAACTCGTCCATGTTGAAACGCAATTGAGAACTCTTCAAGGCCACTTGAGCCGGTGCCAATCCTGGCCCAGTATCCGCATCCATAGATGGCTCACGCATATGTATCATTTCTTTGTCCGACCATGGGCCATAGGTATCGCTTCCCACACGTTGAGTGAACACGTTGCTACCGTGCTTGAACTCCCATTTCACTGTCGTGGGGTTCAGCCACTGTAGGCCGGTTAGCACACGACCTGTATATTGTTTCAAAACATAGGTTGCGCCGGTCAGCATCAGGCCCAACTCCATATTGTATAGCAACGGAGATAGGGGCTGAGACTTCATCGGCCACTCGGCCTCGCCACCATCGCTGAACACCGCATACGGAACGCTGCTCAAGGCCTGTGCCCGAAGGGTAACTGCCCGATACAATAATGGTACGGTGGCGAAAGCACTGACGGGGTCTCCAGCACTATTTTCAGATGTCCCGTTGAAATCAGCGGCCCATCCTGGGATGCCAACTATTGCCTTCAAATTGCTATTGTTGCCTTCCAAAAATTGTGTCTTGAATTTCATATCACGCTGCCTAGTATCAGTGGCCCAGCTTCCTCTTTGGCAGACCAAGCGAGAGCCAGTGCGATGACACAGTCATCGTGAGTGCCTTCCGGAGCCTTGTACCGCATCGCGCCTGACGTCATCCGGTAGCCCTCGAACGCCTCCAACTCGTCTATGAGTACCGGCTCATCCAATATGGTGATGTCACGTTTTTCAAACGCCAGTGCAAGCCCATCGATGATGCGCGGTTTGGTCACCACCGTAGTCGCGAAGGGAGTGACGGGCAACCCGTCATTCTGGAGTGTCTCAACAATTGGGCCGCCCATTGCGTTGCTCTCCGCAATTATCTGGGCTGAACTCCCGTACCGTTCCCACATAGCGCGGAGCCTTCGCACCTGGGTCTGGTAATCTGTTCTCAGCATTCGGTCTATCTCCACGCAAGTGCCTGTATCCAAATCTACCACAGCGAACACCGTGGCATCGTTGGTGCGCCCCCAGTCACATCCGATGGAATAACTGGCACCATTGTCTGACCCCACCTGCTGAACTGACGGGTCAACCGCCGCTCTCACGTGTCTGAAAACCCCGCCGCCATCCTCCACAAATTCAGCAAGCCACTCTTGGCGGTATGTCCTCTCGGTAACTCTATCCTTGGCAGCATCTGAAGCCCTCTGAATACTCTCCATAGGGTTGTCCTTGCTCTCATATTGATACGCCACTGAAGCGTCTCCATCAGCCGTTGTCCACTCCCGCCAAAACCAATTCCGCCCCTTGGGGGTTGAAACTAGAAATGCCTTGCCGCTCCTATCCGCCAACGTGGGCATAAGCACGTCTGTCCAAGTCTCCTCCCGCATCTGCGCGGCCTCGTCAACTACCAAAATGTCAAACGCCTCTCCGCGCAAGGCCACGTCATTATCACCGCTATAAATAGACACCCATCCACCGGAGCTAAATTCAACGCTCCTATCCGATTTGCGGACACGCACTCCAGGAGCACCCGCAGCCATCTGCTGGATGAACCTCCAGACCGGTCTAGCGTTTTTGTAAGTCGGTACAACCCAAGCGCAAGCAGCCCCGTGGTCAGCCCCTGTCAGGCAAACCACTCCGCCCATCACCGTCTTGCCCCACCGTCTCCCTGCTGCCACTACCGCCGTTGGGGCTGGACATCTCGCTATCCTCGCTTGGTTGTATCGCAACTTTGGCAATCGCATCGCCATAATCGAACGCTATCCCTTCTGCCGGCCCAGTCACCTCCTGCCTCACTACCGCTCCGCCATCGACATGCGTATACATCCACTTCAGCATGTCCTTCCAATCTTGAGAAGTCAGCTTCAGGGTCTTGCCGGAAGAGAAAGTTACAGCCCCAGTAATCAGACCCTCGACAGCCATTTCTGCTAGTTGTGTTTTTGCCCTGATACGCGCTCTTTGGGCGTTGGGCGCACGTACCTTATTCTCAAGGGTAGCCTTCAATATCTCGGTTAGTGCCCGACCCTTCGGCGGTCGGCCCTTCGGATTACCACTCACGCCCTTGACCCAATTTGGATTTGCCATACTCAGATTTGCCTCCTATATCCGCTTATTCACACGCTATGCTTCGTATAATAACTATTATCTATACCATTCTGCTTACTTATAGCGAGGTTTGTTGTATGTTTGCTTTGCTTTCGGGAATATTTGCGTGCGTGTTCTGCTAGTATTCTCCCCTTGCATCTCCCGTGATTGCTTTAGCTCAGCGGATATCTCCGCCCGCATAGCCCGTGATAACTTCCAAGGGCAGGACATACTCCCAGATAACGCGGGATTGTTTCGGATAATATCAGCCAAATAAATCATGTATCAGGTTGCTTCCTCCTCCTATAATAATGCCGGTGACGATGATACCGACAATTGGCGGGTGGAAGTAGTGCTCCAAGAGGTTTGTGTTTGAATAGAAGGCCATCCCAATGCCTGTGATTATGCTCATGTATAGTAGGAGGTCTTTGGATAGCCTCGGCCTAGCCAAACTCAAGAGGGGTTTCAATATCACCTCGACCAACCGGTTGTTCAACATCGAGAGGAACGCGGCTGCGGTTATGTCCATGACTTGATTATACTCCCCCAGCCCTCGGAAAGTCTACCCCTGCGGTATAATCTCGTTATACTATTTGGGGTCACTTACTATACTAACTATACTTACTATACTAACTATACTCACTGGGATAAGTCAGCATAGTGAGTGTAGTAAGTATAGTGAGCGGAGTCGAAAGGTAACACAAGGAAAATGGACTCCGCGTCGATTGGGTTGAGCAATTCAGAGGAGATTTTGGAAATGAATTTCAGCGATATCGTGGCAAACCCCTATATATAGGGGGTAGATGGCGTGGCACCCCTATATGCACGGGAAATGAGTTTCAATGAATATGGGTGAAATACTAGACTTTATGGGTGAAATAGCGTATACTTATGATAGTTCGATAACTAAATAGCAGCCCTCCGGAAGTACCGGCGGAAGTAAGCCAAGGGAAAGAGTACCGAGAGGGTGAGAGAGTAAGAAGGAAAGAGCGAAGCGGAGCGGAGAATAATTCGCGGAATTTCACGGTCAGGGTTTTACCAATCGAGGCGGAGTTGCCGAATGCCTCTCGGAAGGTTCGAGAGGCGGAGTGGCCCGCAGCTGCTAGAACAGCCGATAGGGGAAGCGGTAAAATCGGATAGCGAGAATTCGAAAGAATTTGAGCTGACACGGAATAGCGAACGAAAGAACGCCGAGCGAGGTCTGGGAAGACCGATGCTCTATAAAATAGTCGAAACACTCCGAGATAATCGGAGTGTCCGGTGGAACTGACCTACCGCCGCACTGAAGAGACTGGTCGCCTACAAAAACAAGGAGATTACGATGAAACACATTGAACTAAGCAGGGCGGAAGTGGTAAAGAAGGTACGAGACGAGGAAGTGCTGATGCGGATAGCCTCCCTTCACCTAAACAGCCGCAGTCCAAGTAAGCGCAAACGCGCCGAGAAGGTTTGGGGTGAATTGAAGAGTGAGACATACGCTTGCGAAT